TTATTGAATATGGTTCGCAAGCCGATTTTAATGCTGATGGAACGTTTCTTACATCCGAGAAGGGGGAAAAGAAGGGAATAATTATGTATTTTTCTTCAGCAGATGGTAAACCAAAGTATGTGTATAAGCCGTTGAATATGGTTGAAGAGTATTATGATTCTATTTGGGAACCGGAACAGAGAGAAGAATGCGAAAAGAATGGTTTGACGTGGATTAAGAATATTTATTGGCGTTTGGAGGAGCTCAGTTGTGTTCTAGTGTTGCGCAATAGAAAGTGGTTTCAGGACAATATTGGACAGCTTGCAAGTGTGTGGGATACAATTTTAAAAGAGCGCCAGTCTGGATTTGCTCATAGAGCTCCGGCAAAGCGTGCAAAAAAGGACAAGCAAGAAGATTCTGAAATGGGAGAAGTTTGCTTATTGAATTTTGATAAGTTAACTGGAAAAGTCACTCTAGCGGCAAGTAGTGGAAAAACAAGCAGGTCAAATTCACTAGTAGATGGTCCTTTTTTTAAGGTACGAACAGAATCCTTTGATGAAACAAAAAACCGGGTTCTTTAAGTTAAAAAAATTTAATTGTTGGCTTAAGATAACAAATCGTTGTTTGTTATTTTAACGTATTACTATAATAAAAGCAAAATACTCAGAATATTATTTTGGTTTTATATTCTCAGTCAGGGCGGAAATTCGAATAAAAAAGGGTCAAAAGTGTTTCCAAAATCCAAAAATGGACAAAAATAATGTCCATTTTTCAAAAGTCAAAAGATTTTATGAAAAAAGGGTCAAAATTTCTCCCTTGTGAGCTTAATGGTTTAAAAAACTTTTAAAAGTCGGAAAAAAGTGTTACGCTAATTTTTCACTATTTTTGTGGAAAAGGATTTAAGAGAATTTTCTGTCCTCTATTTAGGGGACAAATGAATGACAAAAATTCTCAAAAATTCTCAGAAATTCTCAGGTGCTATTGTTGTGACTACGAATGCTCTAGAAAAAGTGACTTCAAGAAGCATTTATTGTCTAGTAAACACAAAAAGAATGACAAAATAGTGACAAATGATGACGTAAAATTCTCAAAATTCTCAAAATTCTCAGAACAGGGGTTTGTATGCGAATGTGGTAAGGAATATAAGCACCGCCAAGGTTTATGGTCTCATAAGAAAAAATGTATAGGGGAACAACCGCCTGAAAATAACGTTGTTTCTGATGCACAACAACCCACGAATGAGTTGGTTATGTCATTGTTGAATCAAAATATGGAATTACAGAAGCAAATTATAGAGCTTTGCAAGGAAAAGAACACAGTTATTAACAATAACAACTCAAAAAACACGAATAATCAGTTTAATCTAAATTTCTTCTTGCATGAACAATGCAAGGATGCTTTGAATTTAATGGATTTTGTGAATCAAATCAAGTTGCAGTTATCAGATTTGGATATGATCGGCCGTGTTGGCTACGCCGAAGGTATGAGCAAAATCTTCATCAAGAATCTGCAAGAGATGGATGTATTCAAACGCCCAATTCACTGTAGTGACTTGAAGAGAGAAGTCTTGTATGTAAAAGACAAGGATACTTGGGAAAAAGAAAACGGAGAAAACGTCAAAATAAAACGCGCTATAAAGGCTGTTGAACACAAAAATATAAAACAAATACCTAAATGGGTGGAAGAAAATCCTAGTTCATCGGACACGGAAACCAAGAAGCACATGGAATATCAGAAAATCTTGTTGGAAGCTATGGGAGGTTCAACAATGGAAGATGATGACAAGAAGAGAGAAAAGATAATACGCAATATAGCAAAAGAAGTAACAATAAATAAAACAGTGGAAAAGTAATATAAATTAAATTAATTTATAATACTTTTTATTTTTGAATACCTTTGAAAATCGTTTAAACATAAATTGCCATGTAATAGTATAACCATGTCACAACAACATGCACTTGCCAGTTGGTCACAATATTTGCAACCAGAAGATTATGAATATTTGATTAAATTCGTGGAGAATGTGAAGGACCATCAGTTAAATAACAAGATGATAGTATTAGCTGGTCCTGCAAGAACTGGAAAGACTACACTTCAAAATGAAATAAAGGCATATTTAGGAGATGACTTGTGTGAAAATTGGCCTCTAACAGCACCAGAAAAAGCTCTTTATTCTGAGCACATAAAGTTATTAGGTTTTTTTACTGGAATTGATGAGATATCACGCAGTAAAAAAACAAATCAAGCGATTATTAATTTTATTCAATATAATCAGTCCTTTATTGCTGATACAAATCATCCTGAAAAGTTGCATCATCTTTTAGAATGCTACACGCGAATAATTCACATGACACACGTTTTCTAAAACACGGGAAGCTCAGGACCAAGAGGTTGTCCAGGAATCAAGTTTGAATCCGTCAAATAGTAACCAACGCGAACAGAATCAGCCGTGACGTCAGGTGCAGGAGGCAAAGGAGTAGAAATGTTAGACTTCAACTGATTATCCTTATACAAAGCACCACACATATCAGCTCTAATACAAACGCCATCATCAGGGTTTCTGCGATATCTCAAATTGTTGGTAATCTGAGCATAAGAGCCCACTTTAAAAATGGGATAATGCCACCAGATATCATTATAGCTGTTTGTGCTAACCTGGTTTCTTCCAGTGAATGGATAACTAGAAGTTAAAATAGGCAATTCTTCGGATTTTGGATAATTGCCGGGATTTGCTAAATTATAATTGCTATACCCTTCCAACATTTTGCTGTCAAAAAAGAAAGAAGACGCTATAATTACAATCAATAAAACGAATAAAAATGCAATCTCCTTGTTGTTTTTTAATTTATTAATTACACTCATAAAAGTCATTTATATATATTTTGTATATTTTATTTTGCAAATAATGGAATTAGAAATAGAAATACTTTCCTATTAATATTCTATTATCTTGACTTAAAATTTACTTGCTTTAATATATTAACGATGTCGGAAAATCAAATTGATATGCGAGTTGTTAAGCGCAATGGTGACCTAGAGGATATTTCTTTTGATAAGATTTTAACCAGAGTTAAGAAGCTCGGTCAAGAAGCCAATATTCAAATTAATTATTCATCGTTGGTGATGAAAGTTATAGACCAATTGCATGACAAGATTCCAACTACAAAGATTGACGAGCTAACAGCAGAGCAGTGCGCCGTAATGTCCACACAACACCCAGATTACGGAGTTCTAGCTGGGCGCATTGTGGTATCAAATCACCAGAAAAACACAAAGGCCTCCTTCTATCAGATAGTCGACGAACTTTATAATTTTAAGGACGTTCATGGAAATCACAGTCCTCTTGTAAGCCTAGATTTATACGTTATATCACGTGATATGGCAAATTATATTGAACCCATGTTTGACTTCTCGCGCGATTATTTGATTGATTATTTTGGCTTCAAGACGCTAGAGCGCGCTTACCTGTTCAAGCTTGGAGACAAGATTTTAGAGAGACCTCAGCATATGTGGATGCGCGTTGCAATTGGACTTCATGGAAATAATATGGAAGCTGTAAAAGAGACTTATGATTTGATGTCTCAAAAATATTTTACACATGCAACACCCACGCTTTTCAACGCAGGAACACCTAGACCTCAGTTGAGTTCTTGTTTTTTGATTGCTATGGAAGAGGATAGTTTGGATGGAATTTATAACACTCTTAAGGACTGTGCAAATATTTCCAAGTGGGCTGGTGGAATCGGACTGCATATTCATAATATTCGCGGCAGCAATTCGCTTATTCGTGGAACAAATGGAAAGTCAACAGGTATTGTGCCAATGTTGAAGGTTTTCAATGACACTGCACGTTTTATTAATCAAGGAGGTAAGCGTAATGGTTCGTTTGCTGTTTACTTGGAACCATGGCATCCAGATGTGGAGGATTTCTTGGAGATGAAGAAGAACCATGGAGATGAAGAGATGAAGGCGCGCGACTTATTTTATGCATTGTGGATTCCTGATTTGTTCATGGAGCGCGTCAAGGAGAACGGCAAATGGTCGCTTTTCTGCCCTAATGAATGTCCTGGACTAGCCGATGTTTATGGTGAAGCTTTTAAGGACCTTTATGAAAAGTATGAATCATCACCAAACATCAGAAAGACTTTAAATGCTCGTGATTTATGGTTTAAAATTTTGGATGCTCAAATGGAAACTGGAACGCCTTATTTATTGTTTAAAGACGCATGTAACAAGAAATCTAATCAAAAGAATCTTGGAACCATAAAGAGTAGTAATTTGTGTACAGAAGTAGTTCAGTATTCAGATGATAAGGAAACAGCTGTTTGCAATTTGGCGTCTATTGCTCTACCAACTTTTGTAAACCCCTTGACTAAGCAGTTTGATTACGATAAGCTCCACGAAGTAACAAAGGTGATTACAAGCAACTTGAACAGAGTTATTGACATTAACTTTTATCCAACAGAGAAGACTAGACGCAGTAATTTGCTTCATAGACCTATAGGAATTGGCGTTCAAGGCCTTGCAGACACATTTATATTAATGGATATTGCTTTTCATAGTGATGAGGCAAAGACTGTAAATAAGCTTATTTTTGAGACCATTTATCACGCTGCACTGGAACGTAGTAATGAACTAGCAATAAATGTTAAAAATACAACACAAATAAGCTCAAATAATTCTAGAATTGTTTCTGAATTATCTTTGAAATATAATGTTAGTGCAGAACGTCGTGGAGCTTATATGTCATTTGAAGGTTCTCCTGCAAGCCAAGGTATTCTACAATTTGACATGTGGAATGTTGTTCCTTCAGATAGGTATGACTGGGGAGAGTTAAAGCAATCTATTAAAAATCATGGACTGAGAAATTCACTTCTTCTTGCACCGATGCCCACTGCAAGCACGTCGCAAATTCTTGGGTTCAATGAGTGTTTTGAACCGCTAACTAGTAATATTTATAGCCGTAGGACGCTTGCAGGTGAATTTGTAGTGGCAAATAATTATTTGATGCGCGACCTCATGGAACTAGGTATTTGGAATGATAAGATTAAGAATAATATTATTGCAAACAAAGGTAGTATTCAACAATTGACAATGATTCCTGAACATATCCGAAACAAATACAAAATTGTTTGGGAGATGCCGATGAAACACTTGATTGACATGTCCGCTGATAGAGGTGCATTTATTTGCCAAAGCCAGAGCTTGAATTTGTGGTTAGAAGATCCCAATTATAATACACTTACGTCAATGCATTTCTATTCTTGGAAGCAAGGACTCAAAACTGGTATCTATTATTTGCGTAGAAAGGCCAAGCATCAAGCACAACAATTTACTGTGGAGCCGGAAAAAAATGAGCAAGACCAAGACCAAGAACAAGACCAAGACCAATACCATGAACAAAAACATATCCTATCTAAAGGTGAACATGATATTTGTGACATGTGTTCAGCTTAAATGCCCAACCTGTTCATTTTTCTTTCACAAATCAGAAACATTTCTCGGTATTTGTATTCCTTTGGAATGGCATGACCTTAGTTTATTAATTAAATTTTTTATTAGAATCAAATATTGCTTGAAAATATCTCAGACACTGTATTTGCTTTTTCTAGTATTTTTTTTAATCTTTCGCTTTTTCCTATTTCTTTAGCTAATAATTGGAGTTCTTCTGCATTTTTTACTTTATTTTTCTCAGACATTTCAAACATCATGTCACCAAAATCCATAACATAGTCAAAATATTTACCTCTCATCATAATCCACATTTGTTTTAATGGTTTAGATTGGCAACATGGAAGAAATGTTGCAATCCATTCATAGGTTGGAGTTTTGTCTTGTTGTTTCATTTGTAATATATCAGACCAACATTGAAAAATATATATAGATAGATAATGTCTAGCAACCCATTCTTTTGGATTTGCATCATGATATTCATTACGTTCTTTATTTAGATTTCTTTGCCAAGGATAAAACAACGAATCAATAAAGTTTGGAATTTTATCATACAAAACCATGTATTCTTTATATAGTTGAATCTGATATTTGTCATTCAATTGCAAAGTAATTTGTGCATTATCTTTTGCTGTTGAACGTTGGAAAATTTTATATGTTATAAAAATACACAAACTAACTAAAAACGCTGTTAATATTGGTAACCTTGTTGCAATTTTATTTATAAAAGAATTTTTTTTTGAATAAACAGAGTACACAACTGTTAAAAATGCAATTATTGCTGTTAACAATATTAAATAAATAAAATTCATTGTTCTATAAATTATACTAACAAAATAAAAAATTAAACCTACTAAAAAGATTTATTCTTATTTTGGTTTGTTTTTTACAAATTTTTCTAATAGATTCTAAAAGTTAATCATTCAGAATTGCGGTTCCTTCAATTTATAATTTAATACGAGTCGTAACCGCCATCAAAATTGCTACCGTATCCTCCTCGGTCAATATAATAGCCAACTTCTTCGCACTCTTCTTCGCACTCTTCTTCGCGAGACATTTCGTCGTAATGTGTATTGACTTCATCTAAGTCTACGTCTTGGTATAGCTCTTCAATTGTGGTGTCCATATGAGTCTGAAATTCTTGAAGCGTCACAGAATCCATAAAATCCTTGTCGCCAACGTCGTCAAGGGAAACGTCCTTCAAATAAATATCAAAGATGCTGGGAAAATTAGCGACAACAATGTCATTGTTCTCTTCTCCAATATCTATAAGTCCACGACCGCGTTCGCCATTGTATTCATAATGCGCACAATTTGCGCAATATCCAATAAACACACCATTCCATGAGCCATAAATAGCACAATTTACGCAGTGCTTTGGCCCAGTTCCTGGCAAATGGTTCTCTGCCCAGAAAGTGGGAAAGGTTCCGCAATATAGCTCCTCATCATACGAATAATATGCAGGCTTGCCATTGCAATAATGATAAACAAATTCTTTAGGGTTGAATTGCGCCATTCTGGGTTTTATTGTTTGAATATTTTCAAATGCTAATTTCCAAATCAATTTTTTTATGTTTCAATTTTTAAATCAATTTGAAATTGTGTTGCCATTTTGCTGACTTTACAAATACCAAAGGTCTTACGGTGCCATTTTGTAATGCCATGTTCTTTAATTCCATCCAAATGCTTCTTTGCACCATAACCTTTGTTACTATCAATATTATACCACTCAGACAATTCTGGATGCTGTGAGCACAACTCTTCAATATAAGAATCTCTTGCAACTTTTGCTAGAATGGATGCAGCGGCAATGCAAGAATACTTATTATCACCACCTTCAACGCAAACGTGATTCAAAGTATCAAATTTCTTTTTGGATTCACTATACTCAGCGTAAGAGTTAAAATAGTTTCCATCAATTAACAATTGAATTTGGTGTGATTTTCTAGAACCACTTTTTAAAACCTCTTTAATGCATTTATGCATACATTTTTGAGTAGCTTGTAAGATATTAATTTCGTCAATAGTTTTTTCGTCTTCAAAAGCAACAGCCCATGCAATTGCATTTTCTTTAATGTATTCTGCAACTTCTTGAATCTTTTGTTTAGAGTGAAATTTCTTGCTGTCTTTCATTTTAGAGTGGTCAAAACTGTCATCTTTAGGTAAAATAACAGCTGCTGTATAAACTCTTCCAAAGAGTGGTCCTCTACCCACTTCGTCAATGCCAATTTCCGCAATGTCTTGATTCTCCAAGTAGTATTTCAATAATGGTTCAGCTTTAACTCGCGGTCTGCGCACCTTTTTTTCAGAGGTTTCCAAATCCTTTTTATCTTCCGACATGTCTAGTATATTCTGTTAGAAGATTTATTCTAATTATAACAAATCAATTTCTTTTTGTTTTTTAAATTTTTTCACTATATAAATTATACAAATGAACATAATGAAAAATGGTGCATTATTTCTTTTGATAATTTTAATATTAGGATTAATTCTAGCTCCCTTTTTAGGAGGTAGTTATAGAGAAGGTTATGAAGACAAAGCAACCTCTTTTGCTGATAAAGTCACATTAGAATCTGGAGTTACTAAAGATTCAAGCAAAAAAAAGACTGGAAAACCAAGTGGCGGAAGCTATGACAACTATGATCATTTTAGTGGAACGTCTTCTCCAACGGTCTACTATGGACCTAATGGAAGCACAGCGACTGTTTCTCCTGGTTCAAATGGAATGTATACAATCACAGTTACAAAAACCAACGGTCAAACAAAAACTTATAGTTTATCCACTAAAGATTCTTCAAGCGGTTCATCAAGTGATTCAAAAGAGTCAAAAGAATCAAAATTTGCCAGCAGTTTAAGCAGTATGATGAGTCAATTTGCTAATAAAACGTTTTACGGACCCAATGGTGGTTCTGCTAGACTTTTTACAGGAAATGATGGTCAATATGCAATTGAGGAGACGTTAGCTAATGGTAACACGACAATATACACTGCTACAAATACTTACACATATAAATATAGTAATAAACAATCTGATTCAAAATCAGATTCCACAAGTGCGTCCCCATTTAGTGACTTTTCTGCTGGCTATGCATCAGGTCCTAATGGCAAGAACGTTGGTTATGTTACTGGTAACAATGGAAATACCCTCGTAGGAGCAAGTGTAGATAACTCTAACAGTCAATATAACAGTTCATTGCCTGCCGGAATTCCAGCTCGCATGATTCCTCCTGGTCAAGAAGATTTATACATCTTAAAATCGGAGGTTGTTCCCCCAGTTTGCCCGGTATGCCCAACTTCATCCGCATGCCCTCGCACAGAGAAATGCCCTCCATGCCCCGCATGTGCCAGATGTCCTGAGCCTAATTTTGAGTGTAAGAAGGTCCCAAATTATAACGCAATAAATGACAGCTATTTGCCTGTTCCAGTTCTAAGCAATTTCTCTACATTTGGCATGTAAACAGTAGGGAACAAATGTAATAAGAAATCCGTATAATCGCAAAATAATTATTTCATAAACTGAGATAATTATTTTTTTAACCCTTGGTTTTGACACACTTTTTATCCATTTGAAACGTTGCTCCTTTTTCTTCCTGCGGCACAATCTTGATAATACATTTTGATTTCTTACCATACAAGGGTTCAGTGCATCCTTTTTCTTTCTCCTTCTTATTTTTTTTAGTTTTATTTAATTTTGAAAACTTGAAAAGCTTTGGTTTTTCATCTGTGCATCTAGCTCTAAAATGCTCGTATCTTTCTCTCACATCACAGAAGGATAGATTGGATTTCTTATGAAGCATCTTGTTAATCAACTCATGAAGGTCGTAAACATAACGAGAGAAAGTTTCTCTATTCTTCATGTGACCAATTGTTAGAGGTAATTGTTTAAAGTTTGTAACCAAGTTCATTCTGCAATATTTGCAAGGCAGGACGTGGCGCAAATTTAAAACAAAGTTGCGATAATACATTTTCTGTTCTTGCGTTGGTTCCACAGGATAATTAAAACTCATAGTGTGAAGAAAATGCCACAAACTTGGTCCCCACACGGTAGTAAGCATTCCATCGCCACTATTATATTCATCTTTATTATATACTCGTTTATGTTTTCTGGTTCCTGTGTTTGTTTTCCTATTTTTACGCGTTAAGGGCATTCCTATAATAAAAGGATAAAATAATAAATCGTTTAAAATTCATCTAATAATTTGTTGATTGCTTGTTTTGAATAAAAAATGCATTTAGACTGTTGTTTTAAAGTTAATTCTGGTTCACAATTTTTATTAAAAAATGCGTCTATTTTGGAATTAGATTTAATAGTAGTTTTATTTTTATTTTTATTTTGACTTTCTGACTGTTGTATTAATTGCGTTTTTATTTTCATTAAGGCTGAATAATAAACGTGGTCGTTTTTGAAATCTGATTTCTTAATTTCAACAATAAATCCGTCAGAATTCCTAAAAAGCATGTTCCCTACATTATTATAATTTTTTATCTTTATTTCGTTTAAACAGTAATTTATTATTATCAAATATATATAATACGCAATGAGTAATAAGAACGTAAAGTTTGGTAGTATGTCTTCATTATCAGCGAGTACTGGTGGAGCTAGTTCGGGTGTGTTCTCAAGTGTTAGAAGCATGATACCTTCATTAAGTTGGCAAACAATTGGGATTATTATTTTGGTAATTATTTTAGCAGTAATTTCATATTTTATTTATAAGGGTGTTTCTGACTCTGCAAAAAATCCCTCTTATAAGGCAAATAGAGAACATGTGCCACTTGGAAGCGATGCTGCAGGAAATATAGGAAAAGAGGTAGAAATCATGTTATTCTATACAGATTGGTGTCCCCACTGTAAGACTGCTAAACCCGAGTGGGAGCAAGTAAAGGCAGAGTATAATGGAAAACAGATTCATGGCTATAGAATCATTTTTACAGAGGTGAACTGCACGAATGAGTCACCTGATGTAGAGAAGATGATGAATACGTATAAGATAGACGGATATCCTACTATTAAGTTGGTGAAGGATAATCAAATAATTGACTATGATGCAAAGCCAACCAAGGCTACACTAACCCAATTTTTGAATACAGTCGTCTGAAATAACTGAATCAACTTTTAAATCAAAATTGTTTTCTCTTGTATTAAGGAATGCTTTAGCGGCTTCAATACCAGAATCAATTAATTCTTGTCTAACTTCTTTGGATGATAAAGTCAATTGAATATTAGACAAATTCATTAAATCTGCGTCGTATATTAATTCATTGGGAATGGATTGTTCTTCAACTCTGAGGTTCACATTATTGACCAGTTTTCCAATAAAATTCATGACATATTCTAATATAGTTGATTTTTCTTTTACTATATTATCATTATAATTAATATATTTATTACGCAATCCAAATATTTCATTAACGTTTTTAGCTCTTAGAATACATTGATTAATTGGATAATTACAAACAATTCCACCGTCAACATAACATTTGTCTTCAATACAAACAGGTGATATTAATACAGGTATAGCAGATGACATTTGCACAGCAGTTAATAATGGAAGGTCTGGATGTGTAATATATGATAAGTCCTCTAGGTTAAAATTATTGATGTCAAGCGTGAATAAATGAATTTCAATATTTGAAATCTCATAGAATTCCTTTAATGTAATTTCAAGCGAAATATCTTTAGCATTAAAAAATGGTTTATAAAATATTTTAGCAATGTTTTCATCAAATATTCCTTTTTTAGAATATGCATCAAATATTTGGTGCACTCCTACCTTAAATGCTTCTTTCCAAGGGCGTTTAATAATGTAATCATTAATTGTTTTCCAGTCAAATTTAAGGCAGAGTAAAACTGAAATAATTGAACCAGCAGAAGTAGAATAAATGGTTTCAATATCAGAGATGTTCCAATATCCTTGTTCTTCAAGATATTGCAAAGCACCTAGAGCTTTAATTCCAGTTTTTCCTCCACCTGGTATAACAAGATGTTTAATTGTCATTGTTTTAATATATTTAATTTATCAAGATGCTTTTAATATATTTTTCAGTATTTTATAGATTTAATGCTTTTGAAATAAAAAATAATTTTCTAATAATTTTTAAATGGCGAATATTTTCACACTAGATAATGTTGCAGATTTTTCTGAGAAACTGAATATAGATGAATTATACGAGAGAAAACGGCAACACGATTTAAATCAACTAGCACTCTATAATAAACTATTGAACCGTATTCATGTAAGGATTAAAACAACGGCAAGACAAAAAACAGATGAACAATTTTGCTGGTTTGTAGTTCCAGAAATAATGATAGGAGTTCCAAAGTACAATCAAGCGGCATGCATAGCTTATTTATTAGACAAATTGAAAGAGAATGGTTTTAGGGTTGGTTACATTCATCCTAATACATTAATGATATCTTGGAAGCACTTTGTTCCGTCATATATTAGAAGCGAGATTAAGAAGAAAACCGGAATAGTTATTGATGAAAATGGTAAGCAACTTAACAATGAAATGATAGTTGACAGCGCAGAAAACAATTCACAATCTAAATCTTTGGAAGAAATGATGTTTAAGATAAAAGAACCATCCACACCTTCTGCTAAGTCGCAAAATCAGAAAAAATTTACACCAATCGCTTCTTATAAACCACAAGGCAATTTAGTTTATAATGACGATTTATTAAATAAATTAGAAAACAAATTTAACTGATAAATTTTAAATTTAGAAGAGTGTATTATAATTTCTATAGTATATATAATAAATTATAAATTATTATAAATATGAAAAACCAAACAAAAAAAAATATTACAAAGAGAAAAGACAAAGCAAAAAAATCCCAAATAACGCGTCGTAATAAAACATCATCAAATCATGCAAAAAACTGCACAAAGCAATTTAAATTCCATAGTTTTGAAGATGAATATGAAAAACAACAGGAATTAAAATTAAAAGAGCATAAAAAGGGCAAAAATAAAAGCAAAAATAAAAGCAAAAAACAAATAAAATTTGGCAAAAATAAGTTGAAACAAGCAATGACAGATACTGACGTTGAGAAACAATTAATAGAGTTATTTAAAAAACCTTTCTCTCCTTCAAAGGTGACTCCACGTAGTGATTATTATACATATATTAATTATATTTGGTTAATGGACACCAGTAAAAAATCTATTATAGCATCAAAGCAGCAAAAATATTATGTTCAAATAGATGATTACCGAGTAACTCAAGACAAGGTTTATAGACAATTAATAGAAATAATAAACGATTACATAAAAACTCACAATAATACCAAATCAAAATTAATTAATAATGTATATACATCATTATTAAATTTAGATGTTACTAGCACAAAAAAACATATTGCTCGTGTGGTTGAACATTATAATGAATTCGTTAAAAATGATGATTTATGGAAATATATTTCTCACATAAATCACAATGAAATAGTTTGTTGGGGATGTCCCATTTATTGGAAAGTTATGGTGGATGAGAAAAATGCAAAAATATTTAGAAATTTCATTTCTTTACCTGAGCTATCATTATACGATTCTGAACTTTATTTGGATGATGACTATGGAAAAACAAAAGAATATATAAAATACCGAAAAGAAGTCCAAAAAAAATACATTGCCTACGTAGATGAAATATTTTCTGGTTGTCTTGGGAAAAATCACGGTTTAAATGGAAAAGATGTATTTGAAGTGGAAAGAGACATTTTGGATGCAATGGGTTGTGATTCTATTAAAAAGGATTCTCCAGATTTTTATAATGTTGTTAAATCAGACGAATCCTTAGAAAAATATGGGTTTAATTGGAGTCAATTTGCAAATTATCTAGGATACAAAAAGACGCCTGAATTTTTTATTTGCGATAGTTTAAACTATTTAAAGTGCATTTGTAAATTGTTAAATGATAATTGGAAATCACAAAAATGGAAGAGTTTTTGGTTTTATATTTACTTTCGGCAGATTATTCGTTTTGATAAAAAATTGGTTTATATTCATTACAATTTTAATGGAAAATACATTCATGGAATACCTGGGCATTTTCCATGGGATTTGTATCCAATTTTTGGTATGTCATTAACGTTTAATACATTTTTAACAAAAGAATATGTCAAAAAATATAAGGATGATGAAGTTATAAATTATGTAAATAGCATGGGAAAAGATTTAATAACTGTTTTTAAAAGAATTGTTAAAAGGAATACATGGTTATCAGAAAAAACAAAAAAGTATGCGCTATTAAAATTAGAAAACTTGAATTTTGGAGTGGCGTTGCCTAAAAATATGCGTGATGATCCTTTACTTGATTATAAAGACAATGACGCGTGGGGAAATTTAATGAAAATTACAAATTGGCGCACTTATAAATATATATCATTGGAAGGCGCAGACGTTGAAGATGTGCCATTAATAAGTTGGAATGCATTTAAATTGATTGGAGAGCAAGCGTATATTGTTAATGCAATGTATACTCCCACTCAAAATTCAATATATCTTCCTTTAGGTTATTTACAGAAACCATTTGTTGATTTAGATGAAAGAGGTATAGAATATAACTTGTCTCATATTGGGTTTACTCTAGCACATGAAATGTCTCATGCTTTAGATAACATGGGAAGCAAGTATGATTATAATGGAAATTTACATGATTGGTGGACACTGGAAGACAAACGTAAATTTAAAGCAATACAACAAGATATAATAAAACAATATGAAACATTTGCGTCATATGATAAAATTAAATTTGATGCGGCGCCAAGTATAGGAGAAGATTTGGCGGATATATCAGGTTTGGCAATCTGCCAGGAATACTTAAGGGACTTTCAAGATATGCATGAAGACATTGTTCCAATTCGTTCGTTGTCATTTCAAGCATTTTATGCTTATTTTGCAATGCAACAAAGGCAACATATTTATAAGAAGTCTATTGCGTCGCAATTAAAAACAAATCCACATCCTCCTGATAAATATAGGGTGAACGTTCCAATATCTCGTTTAGAATTATTTAGGAGTTTATATAATGTTCAAAAAGGAGATAATATGTATTGGCCTTCCACAAGTACTGTTTGGTAAAATAATTTTTGATATTAATATAATTTAAAAAATATTTAGCATATTTTTCTGTTAGTAAAATTTTTTTGTGAGGTATATATATAAATGGCAAAATCTCGTCGTCATCACCGTAAGGGAGGAGCTTCCCGCGCTCGCTCTATGTCTCGCATGGCTTCCCGTGCTGCTGGTCGTGCTGCTGCCCGCACTGCATCTGCAGCACGTGCTGCTTCCGCCGCTGCTTCTCGTGCTGCCTCCGCCGCAAGAGGCCGCTCTGCTGCTCGTTCCGCAGCCGCTTCTAGATCCGCTGCTGCTGCCGCTTCCCGTGCTGCCTCCGCTGCACGCGCTGCCTCCGCTGCCGCTGCCCGTGCCCGCGCTTAAAAGTTTAGCGTAGCTATTTAGGCTTTTATATTATTTATTACACAAAATAATAAATAATAAATAATAAATAATAATGTTTAAAAACTAATTTGCAACTGGTATTTGACCTGTAACAACGTTTCCTGGTTCAGGTTTAGGTATATATGGTGTGATTAGTTTTTCATGTTCTTTTTCCAATTGAACTATGTGTTTTTGCGTGGTTTCAAATATTTGGCTCTCAACAATAGCCTCATAAATTTTGACACCTTCCACAAAATCTTCCTCGCATTTCAAATATAATTCAATTATTAAGTTTCTTGTTTTTTCAATTATTTCTTGAAGTCCATCATCTGTTAAATCTGGATTAACGCGAATTACATCCTTTTTTGTAACAGGGTCTAAAACATAAACAAATATTTTATTAATTATAGCTAATAAATCGTCTTGCTTTTTATTCACAGATTGAATCATCATTTTCAAATTATTTGCGTAATCATTAAACAATTTGTCCTTGTAAGTTCCAGTTAATGATTTTTGAGGACTTTCGCAATACTTTTTTTTACTGTAATCCCTCAATTTTATATCGCTGAATTTTTTTATGTCTGATGGCATATCATCACTGTCAGTAAACGCTAAGTAAAAACGTTTCAAATCCTCTTGAAATTTCTTTTCTGTTTCTGCTGTCATGCCAAGAAATTTTCCACTCTTATAGTCATATTCCCCGTCAAAATATAAATCAATAAGCTCATTGATTCCAGGTTCTTCATTTAAATAATTGGTCTCTAAATTTTTATCAAGATTTACAGAGCAAATTTCCGGATGAATGGTAATCTTTTCTTCCCCGCCTTTTTGTTCTTCTACTTCATTTGCGTCCTCCACTTCTTCATTTATTTCATCCGCATTTTCTTCATCATCATTTGATTTTTCAGGAGCTTTTCCTTTCAACGCATCAATTCTCTCACTGCATAAATTTATTTTAGAAACACTTACATCAGCATTACTAGGAATGGTGTCTTTTTGCATCAAAGACTTTTTAACCACGTTTCCAAAAGCATCCTTGTATGTGTATTCAGGATTAATTGTAGTAACTATTGCAGCAAAAACGTGCGCAATTTTAATATAAAATTTAGCGATTTCATCACAATAGCCCCTTTTTGTTTCTGAATCAGGAATATTAAGGTTCTCAATATCAGACTTGTTAAAAAACACAAATTTTTGCTTACCTGACTCAATTCGCTCAGACAATTCCTTTACTTCTAAATCACTAAAATATCTATTAATAATATCAGATGTCAAAACTACCAAATCCATACAATATTTTTTGTCATTTAGTTGTCTTAAACTTTGAAAGTTCAATGTTAAGATGTAATAAGTAGCGATAAAATCCAAAGAATCACTCAATGTGATAATTTCTTCTTCTTTAGTATTTGAATCACCGTGTGAGCCACCGAATTGAAAATTTGAATATGATGATAAACTATTTCCCATATAATAATAATACAAAATATAAAATAAAGTTTAAAATAAAATTGAATCATATTAAAAATATATTTCCATTAAGAAAGAATAGACATGAGTAAAGACCGAAGCAAAAAGCGAAAGGAAAATCAATTACAAAATAAGGCTGAATTGTGGAATGTCTTTGATGAACATGTTACAAATGATTCAAAACCTCAAGCACCATTAGAATGTATATATAGAGCTTGTGGTGACCGTGAAAAATGCGAGCGATGTGACTTTAATTTAGCATTTTCCGATGAAGGGTTTTTGACATGCACAAATACAAAATGTGGAATCATCTATAAGGATATAGTTGACCAATCTGCCGAATGGAGGTATTATGGCGCCGACGATAACCATGGAAATGACCCAACAAGATGTGGTATGCCAATCAATCCATTGTTACAAGAGTCTTCTTTCGGATGTAAAGTTTTATGCTGCGGGTCTACATCATATGAGATGCGAAAAATAAGACGTTACACAGAGTGGCAATCTATGCCTTATAAGGAGAAGTCGCAGTATGACGAATTTCAAAGGATTACTATTATGTCACAAAATGCAGGCATGCCAAAAATGATAATTGACGATGCAATAAGGTATCATAAAAAGATTTCAGAGTATGAGCTTACTTTTAGGGGAGATAATCGCGATGGAATTTTAGCGGCATCAATTTATATTTCGTGCAGGATTAACAATTACCCTAGAACAGCCAAAGAGATTGCAACAATCTTTCATTTGGATGTTACAAGTGCTACAAAAGGGTGCAAAAATGCTCAGCTGATTATTAATAATTTGGAGAAGGATATGGATAACAATGAGAAGACGTCGTTTTGCAGGACAAAACCAGAGGCGTTTATTGAACGTTATTGCTCTAAGTTGAATATTAACTCTGAGCTGACAAGAGTCAGCCAGTTTATTTCAATGAAGATTGAGAAACTGGGATTGATGCCGGAAAACACACCACATTCTATTGCTGCGGGAGTTGTATATTTCATCGCGCAAACTTGCAAACTAAACGTTAGCAAGAAAGATGTAAAGAATGTGAGCGAGATTAGCGAAGTGACAATTAATAAATGTTTTAAGAAAATAGAAAAACTAAAAGACGAGTTGGTTCCTGCAGTTATTTTGAAGAAATATTCTGGAACTAGTTAAATCGGGTAAAAATATCTCTAATTTATGTAATTTCATTGCATCTTTAATATTATTTTATTAATCAATCTTTAATTAACTATTGATTTAAAATCTGTGCTTTGAAAAACTAGTCCACTATTTCTTTGGTCCATATTACTCAACTGATTAAATTGACAAGGATTTTTTGTTCCATTCCAACAATACCATGTAAATTTTTTATTAAGCATTCCTTTATTCATTCTAATTTGCATATCTATTATCATTACGTCAATAATATACAATCCAACAAGATTGTATCCGAGCCGAATAATGTGAGAATTTTGATAATCCCAATTTAATAAAGAATTTAACAGACGAACAGCACCTTGAAGTGTTATAATGTATGCATGAGTGCAAAAACACTGGGCTTTAGATATTCTGGGTTTTTTTTCAGGATGACCGATTTGATTTCCGATAAAAATAATATCAAAGTCTTTAGGAGTATTCTGAAAAAATTCAGGTGCTAATTCATTCCATTGTGGGTGAAAATGGACGTCGTCTTCAAAAACGGTAGAAATTAAGATTTTATTATCAATTATATGTTTCAACACTTTTAAATGAGACAATAAACAACCTCGTTGACCAACACTTGGAGCATTATCAAATTTAATTCCTGGAAATAAAGCCGTTGCATCATTTAACTCCGTTTCATCTCTTGCATTTACTCCTGGAAAAATTTGCATATCGGTAAATCCAGCGTTAATAATATTATTGCTAAAAAAGTCTTTTCTCTCAGGGGATAAAGCTTCCACATAAATAACAAATGCTGGACTATTAAGAACAATATCAAACATTTCTTAGTTTAATGCAAGAAATAATATATAATTTTAACAGTTTTGCAATTTATTAATTAAATAATATTTCAGGAGAAATGCGAATGCGGGCACCATTTTTATGAATAGCTTCCATGTGGAATGCTCTGTGTTCGCAATCTTCATTAAGGGTTTGTTCTGTACCAGCGTATGTTTTAAATTCTATTTTTTGCCCATTTACAAGAACGTTGTTGTATATATAATTTTTTGGTATAAGGTCAAGTCTTACTCTTCCATCATAGTTACAATTCAAAAACTTATTTGTTCTATAAATAGCAAAGCCATTAAATGCAGAAGCACATTTTAATAATCCATTTTCAGGAACTTTAGATAACAAATCGGTAATATATGATTTCATTTTACCCAAAACTTTAACTTCATTTTTATGGTGACGAAAACTTAACATATAAGGTCTTATAGATAAAGCCCAAATGTCGTAATAATCTGGACGATTAAATGATAACGAATCCCAGGAGTTTTTATATAAATATTTTTTTAAAACATCTAATTTAATATCTGATGCACAAACATTGTCACAATCCATCATAACAAACATTTCATAGTCACTATAATTAGCACGAATCATTTGCAAACAACCATTTCTAGCATTTGCTATACGTTGAGTTCTAAAGTTGCTTACAATAGTTTTATTTACATAAAATTTTAGTTTTGGGTTTTTAACTTGATAATCTTTTAATTTTTGCAACGTATTGTCGCCAGAACTATCATAATAAATAATAATAACATATTCTTCAAACAGTGAACCTATTTTTTCCATATTAGAAAAAACTTTATCTAAATGTTGTTCAACGTTTCTAACAGCTCCGCAAATACAACAGCGCATATTAATTATAATATAATATTAATATAATAAACTTCATGATTTACTTTATTGTGACAACATGTTTAACAAAAACAGATTTTTTAATAAGGAAAAATCAATATATTTCATCAATAAATAAATTAATAAATATAACAAGCCATCTTAATAAAAAAATAATACTTGTTGAAAATAATGGGAGTAGAAATACTTTTTTAAATACTTTAGGACCACCTGTATTATACACATTGAACAATTTAATAGAAACAAAAAATAAAGGAATAAAAGAGATGAAAGATGTCCTTGACTGTATTGATATATTAAAAATTAAAGATGATGACTTTATAGTTAAGATAACTGGAAGGTATTTGTTAAGAGATGATAGTCATTTTATAAAAAAATTAAATGATTTAGATTCTGAAAGCATTGACTGTATAATAAAATATGGTTCATATATGAAACCATTAAATTATAAAGTAGAGGATTGCATAACCGGGCTAATTGGTATGAGATGCAAATATGTTAAAAATGTGGAGATTCCTTGTGGGGAAGAACATTGTATTGAATGGAATTGGGGAAAAACTGCAATGAGTATTCCAGAGGAAAATGTATATATTATTAAAGACCCGGATATTTTAGGGATAAACATTTGCCCAGCAGGAAACAATTACTCTTTATTATAGTGCTGTTTAAGTTTAATAATTTTTTATATAATCAAATATATATATATATATATATATATATGAATTTTGTGATAAGGTCAAATGATATAGACTCCCTTTTTTATGATGAAAAATTTAAAATTTTTTTAGATATTAATGAAACTCATGCAAACTTTTTTTTTGAAAAGCCGGGAGTAGAACATTATAGATTGCTTTCTTATTTATCAACTAAATTTAATAATATTAAAATTTTTGATATTGGAACTTCGTTAGGATATTCAGCTTTAGCGTTATCTTACAATGAAAATAACACTGTATATACATTTGATGTTTGCAATTCTGTTTCAAATGAAAATATAAAAAATAGATTTAATATTAAATTTTTATATGAAAATCTTTTTGACGAAAGCATTCAGCCGAAATGGGTTGATACCATAAAAGAGTGTCCTTTTATATTTTTAGATGTTGACCCCCACAATGGTTTAATGGAAATGCAATTTATTAATTTTTTAAAAAAAATAAACTATGAAGGAATCATTTTATGTGACGATATTCATTTAAATCCTGATATGAAAGATATTTTTTGGAAGTGTATTCCCAAAGATTACAAATATGATATAACTAAGTTGGGGCATTGGTCTGGGACAGGCGCAATATCACTTAATAAAAAGAGTAGTTTTGAATTAATTTAATTCTTATTTAATATATAATGGACGAACTATTTTTATGTATAAGTTTTATAGGAAAATTGCCAGAATATACAATTGAATGTGTTCATCAAATAAGACTATTTTTTAATGGTGATATATATTTAATACTAAATGATTTTGAATCAACATACCTGGGAGAAATAAAAAAATTTAATGTAAAATTAATAAACTATTATGATGTTTATCCTAAGTTATTTAATAATATTGTTGATAAAAATAAACACAAATTTGCTTATCTTGACAATCTTACAGGTAGGGAGGAATTATTCACAAAATCATTAGAGAGATTTTTTCTTTTATACAACTTAATGTTAAAAAATAATTTAGAAAATTGTTTGTTTTTAGAGATAGATAATTTAATATATGATAATCCAAATAACTGGCTTGAAGAGTTTAAAAAACATGAATTATGTTATATGTATGACAATGAAAACAGATTTTCATCTGGAATAATGTATATTAAAAATGCATATAGTTTAGTTGGGTTTATGAATTATGTATTGAATTTTATAAATACAACTAAGACAAATTTTATAAACGAAATGTATTGTTTGTCTCAATATTATGAAGCTAGTAAAGCAACGTATCATGTTCACATACTTCCAACTCATTGGCCCGAAGAAGAAGTTCCTAATGTAGCCACTGATAATTTTGATAAATATAAAAACACACTTTTTGATTCAGCTGGAATGGGTATTTATTTAACTGGAATAAACACATTTCACACAAATGGCGAGTTAATTCTTTTTTCTAAATTTGAATCATGTAAAATTGATTATACTAATAATAAATTTGAATGGTTTTTGGATGAAAAAAACAGAAAAATTCCTCACATCTGGAATGGTGAATCGTGGTTAAAAATTAACAATCTTCATATACATTCAAAGTTATTGAAAAACGCACTATCCATTGAAATGAAGTAGAAAGCTTAATATTGTGATTTGACCTTACAAATGTATTCCAAGTTTTTTATTTGCCAACTTATATATCTCTTCAAATTTTGTGTCGTTCCAATTTGATGGTATAATTTCACTCAAATCGTTTACCAGTTCCTCATAACTAGGTTCCCAACCTCTTGAGGTTTTTTTAGTGCATATTTTGTCAATAGCTGAACCAAAATCTAAGTAAATGTTGTTTGGAAACAATTTTGTTAATTCACATATCAACACTTTTGCACCCATTCCGGCACAAGTAATTACAATATATTGTTCGTTTGGGTCTATTAGTTTTTTAAATTCACCAATTAATATTTCAAATTTTTCGTCAAACCAATTATTAAATGGAACTGTTAACATATAATCAATGTTAAACAACAATTTTGCTTTTAACAACAATGGGTTGGATACTAATATTTTTTTTAAATTAGACTGTTTTATTGTTTTGTATAAGTTTACCTTTTCAATACGATTTTCTGGATCCATTATAATTGTGTGATATTTTGCCCACTTTACTTTTTTTTCTACTATTTTTTCCCAAAATAATTTTTGACTTGAGTCATGATGCCAAAACCCAATATAAGAATTGTCTGTATTGTTAACCATGTATTTAAATGATTCTATCAAACTATTTCTTAATTTTTCTGTATAGTTATCATTATCACAGTTGTGGCCATTGTGAGAATTGGCACAGAAATATTCACCATCTCCATACTTACTAAATGAAATAGGAGTTTTATTTATGATGGCAGTTGACAATAAATTAGTTATTTCCATATTAAACTATAGTTTAAAATAATATTATTATTTTTTAGTTTTATCAAGAAACAAAAAATCATTGTGCGAACCGTCCCAACCAGGGTTGTCTTTTTTATTGTAATTAGAAAAATTGCAAACTAAATCATAATTTTGTGACTCCATAAAGTTCTTAATATTTTCAAAATCAATACGATACACCTCAATTAATATATACTTTGGTCTATATTTTTGCAAGTTTAAACCTTTCAAAATAGGTAATTCATATCCTTCTGTGTCTAATGATAAGAGATTAATTGTTCTTCCATTTAAATTTTCGTCTAATATTTTTTCTAATGTTATAGCTTTAACTTTTGTTAAAGTTTCGTTATTATTTCTTTGTCCATTAACAGAAGACATTAAACTGCCATTAAAATCTCCACAAACATAATCTTCTGTATAATCATTAGAAACGCATGCGTAGTTTAATACTATGCTATTCTTGCGATTTATTTTACACAATTTATATTGAATTATGGATGGTTCAATTAAAATGCCAGACCATTTATTTTTGTATTCAAAATAGGCCGTATTGCTTTGAGTTAATCCATCGTGCGCACCAAGTTCAATAAATATACCATCTTTATCATCGTTTGTAAATAAACTATTTAATTTAATATCCAATGGTTGTTTTTTATTATCAACATGAGAATATGTTTCCATATTTTTAATAACTATGTTTAATTTGAAATCATAAAAGGATAATTTTTCAAAATATGAATCATCAAAGATATAATCGGAATAGTTTAACTTTGATTCGTCAAATTCATCCCATGAATTTAATATTACCATTGGAAGGTTATATTTTACTTTTAAAACTTCAATAAAAGGAGAATTTAAAACAATTGGAACTGTTTGAAAATAAAATGATTCCCACAATCTATGAGTATCAACACCATTTCCTTCAGGACAAATGGAAAATTTATGTTTTGAAAGTCTTATTAAGTTGTTAAATGGTATCATATTTTCCAAGAAAGGAATCTTTTTTATTAAAGAGTTATAACACGGTTGTCTTTTTGTTTTATTTGTATCTATAGAAAAGTTAAAATACACCTTTTTAGTTTTCCATAAATGAAGCTGTCTAAGCCCATCTTTCCCAAAATTGTCATATATTTGCAAGTTTCCATGTCTCCACATGCTATTAGCCGCTCCTATTGGAAGAGGTATTAATTTTTCATGAATAAAACAAACATTTTGACTATACCATTTTTCTACTTTTTCTGAAAGTAAAATTTTTCTAACTGAATCATTGTCTTCGTTTATATTTTCGTCTGAATTGTGAGTTATTAACGTAAACGTGTTTTTAAACTTATTTAATTTATTAGCTAGTGTGTTAATATTGTGTGTGTAACAAAAAATAATTGGCGGGTTATTGTAAATTTCTGGTATGTTTTCAAATTCTAAATGTTTATTTTTTTGATTTTTAATTCTTGGGTTATAATCAAAATCTTTGCTAAACCCTAAATAAACATCAGAAAGTTCTTGAATTTTTTCTCCAGTAATAATATTATCAGAAACCATATATTATATTATAGTTATTTAATATAATATATTTTTACCACATTTACAATATATTTATTTTAAAGTTAATATACAATGTCTTTCCAGTTGATAGATTCACCGGTAATGGTATTATTTTTATAATTTTTTTTATTTTTTTCAATTAATTCATTAACATAGTTCATATCAACTAAATCGGGGTGGATATACCAATCTTCAAATGGAGAATCACTATCATTAATGTCTGGAAAAACCAAAACATAACCTCGTTTAATAAAAATCTCTCGTGATTTTAGTCTTGTATTAGCATAATTTGTGCGATATATATCATGTTCAAATGTTACTGTAGCAAACTTATATTGTTCAAATAATTCATCGTCTAATTTTTCTAAAGTCTCTATTGTAGAACCATTATTAGCTTCTAAATCAATCTGCAAATAATCCATTGAAAAAGGAAAATTGTTATATATAAAAACTTCCTTATAATTTATTTTTGTAGCATCATTCATTAAATGTATGCTATTTGGACGGTGTATTTTATAAAGATTTAAAAAAGATTCGTCAATTTCAACCATAGCTCCTTTCCAATCATAATTTTTTTCTAGTAAATATGTGTTGTTAATATTAATTGGTGTATGAGACCCTATTTCTAAAAAATAACCATTTTTTTTTTCTTTTAAAACATTTATTATAAACTTGTCTTGTTCGGCTTGACCAAAAAACATATATATAATAGAAAGATTTTCTTTATACTTGTAATTTATTTATAATTTATTTTATTCCATATTTTTTCATCATTCTCAAAGCTTTATCATATGGTAATGGTGGAACAGAATTGCTAGTATCAATTTCATTCCATTCTGGAAAAACAAAGATGTCCCCATGCCACCATTTTTGCACTTTTGGAAAATAAATATTTGAGTAAAAGCCTAATAATCCAATTACCCATGTAAATGACCCATGAGACAATATTATATTTTTACATGTGCTAGCAAACATAATTGTTTTAACTTCTGTATTTACTATTGGTATTAGGTTATATTTTTTAATTAATGCTATGCACAATGGATGTGTTAATAAATCAGATGAAATAAACCCTTTTTCAAAATTTACGTTTGATAAAACCCAATCATAATAAATATAACCAGGGTTATATTCAACCATATCCCCTAATCTTAAATGTACAAAGACATCATTGTTGTTGTTATATCTTTGTTTAAACAAGTTTTTTTCTATTATTTTATTTTTCTGTTCATCTGCATAAATATAATCTCTAATATAGAAAGCAAAATCTTTTGTTTGTGCATACATATCGCAAGTTTTAAAATTAATATTTTTATTAATTTTTATATTATTTTTAATAAGTTCAAAAAAATTGTCATCTGTTATTATAAAATCTTCATTGTGTGTTTGTTCACCATCTTTGTACAAGTCAATCCCTAAATTAAAAAATTGACGAGAATAAGAGTATACAAACTTTAAATTATTATTTTTTGCTATAAAATGTGCAGCCAAATTTCTAAAAAAATGATTAGCAAATCTACCACCTGTTCCTATAGTTGTGTTAGTCATTTATAGTAATAATACAGAAAAATATAATAATTTTTATATACAAACTAAAATATGGAAAATCTGTGTTATTTTGTTTGTTCAAGAGGATTGTTAAAATCTTGCACTTTTCATTCTTTAAAGCCTAAATCTAGTTGCAATAATGATATTATTTATTTAGGTAAAATGCTGACTTCTGGAAAAATGTTTAACGGTATGTCTATATATGTTTGCAGTGATTTGTTACGCTTTTTTGTTTTGCTAATATTGCCAAAAATTTCTAATACTTTTATATTAGTAACCGGCGATTCGGATATGTGTGTTCCAAAAGAAGCACTCACAAATTCTGAAAGTGCAACTCTTATTAATAATCCATTTTTATTAAAATGGTTTGCTCAAAATACCCAAATACAAAGGCATGAAAAGATTTTTCAATTACCAATTGGATTAGATTACCACACAATTTCAAATGATCCAAATTATAATTGGAAAACGGAGGGGGAAGGACATTTGCCCAAGGACCAAGAGGGAATTTTAATTAACCTGCGTCAACAAATGGCTCCATTTTATGAAAGAACACCGACTATTTATGTTAATTTTACGCCAATTAATGATAGATTTGGACAACGAAAGAGTGCGTTTGAAGAGATTCCAAATGATCTTCTTTTTATTAATCAAAACTTTACAAAACGAACAGCGAATTGGAAAAATATAACGCGTTATACATTTGTATTATCACCATTTGGAATGGGAATGGATTGCCATCGCACATGGGAAGCCTTGTGTTTGGGAGCAATTCCAATTGTAAAAGCGCCAAATTTTCAAAAAATGTTTGAAGATTTGCCTGTATTAATTGTTAACGAGTGGTCCGAAATAACGCGAGAATTGTTGGATAAAACCATAGATGATTTTAAAAATAGAGAATTTAAATATGAAAAGCTTACACTGCAATATTGGGTTAAAATAATGAGCGATAAATTATAAAAAATTATAAACAATAAATAAGATTTCAATGATATAAAAAAATATAAAATTTGCGTGTTATATACCTTCAATGATGTAAAAAGTTTTTATACGTGTGAAAGTTGTTTTTGAAGAGATTAATAATATTATGGGAAATTTATACAAAATTTGACACGTGAATTGTTGTTAGTGCAACAATTATATGCATTTAATAATAGAAATTAAAATTCTAAATGGTGTAAAATTAATTAACCAGCTTTTTAATTTCTTCCATCAAAAGATCTCCGTTTGTATTTATCGTTATATTTGGCATTATTTCTTCTAACCCAAAATGATGCCTGTCATCTATTCCATTGGTCAGTCCAACAACGCATTTTTTATGAAGACAATACGCAAATGCTAGAGGTGATGATAAATTACCAATGAATATTTTGCATGAATTAATTGCAACTACAGCTTCGTATAAATTGGATGGTTTAAATATATCAATTGCAAAACATCCATATTTTTCATTAAAAATATTCGTTTGTTCTGGGTCTAAATCCATAAATTTAATTCGTTTACCATATTTTAAAAATAATTCTTCAAAATGTTCATCATGAAGATTTTTAATAGGCCGATAAAATGTTGTGCTAAATAAAATTGTATCATTCCAAGCAGTATCAATGGGCACGTCTAACCATTTATTTTTGCCCCATTCAATATTATAAATATTGGAAAAAATAGTATGCCAATTACAAATCCACAATAAATTTGTGTTCCGCCAAATTGACAAATTTATATGATGTGCTTGATTATTGAATATACTATATTCTTTAATATATTTTTGTTCAGTGATTAATCTATATGTATCCTGATACGTTTTATTCAAATCGTATTTAAAATTATCACCGCCTATATCATTTCCAATATATAATATTCCTTTTCTACCTGTATTTAAAAACAATTCATTTATTACAGACAATTGATGAAAAAAATCTCCCAATAATCCTCCGCTAACATAGACCAATGGTTTTAATTCAAAAAAATGCAATAAAGTTTTATCGGCAACTTCAAAATTTTCTAGATAAATAACATTAGAAACGCTGTTGTCCTGAACATTTGAATAGCTTATTGTTGGAATTTTAATAATTTGTGATATAATGTCATTAAATTCAGAAACAATTGTAATACAATCGCATTCAAGAGCTAAAAACACTATTTCAGAAATTTTTTTGTAAAAAATATCTTTATCAGTTATAATTATTACCGTGTTAGAAACTAAGTAACTTTTTTGTTCTTTTATGTTAGAATTGCAAATTAGGTTGTACCAATTTTTAATTCGGAAACGTTTTTGATTGAATTCAAATATTTGATTAGAAATTAATGCAAAATTTGGATCGTTGACAGTTAAGTTTTTTATTGTATCAGTCATGTCCCAAATTTTTTCATTTACATACATCAGCAATTGATAATATAAATCATACTCCTTATATTTTTCGCATTCGGATAATGCATTTATTTCTTTTTGAATTTCCGTTCTTTTTGATTCATCTGTAATTTTTAAAAGTTTTAACTCCAAAATGCTTAACTTGTCTATAGCTTCTCCTATTGAAACAGATACGTTCATTTATAATATAAGTATTTTTATATTTATATTTGTTTTTTTTAAATATAAATAATTTTTGTCTTGTAGATATAAATAATTTTTGTCTTGTAGATATAAATAATTTTTGTCTTGTAGATATAAATAATTTTTGTCTTGTAGATTGAATTCATTTACCTGCAACGTTGCCATAGAATAATGAAGCGACTTCGGTGGTCTATAATATTCAAGATTGTATAAATAATATAGTTTCAAATTTTTTAACAAAGTTTTCAGATGTCCAATCCAATTTCATTGCCAATACACCAGCTTGTGTTTTTTCTATGGCATCTTTTATTCCTATGTTAGGATAACAGTCAATGTATTTGTGTAAATGTCTAAAGGTGCAATCATTTGTTATAAATAAAGGTCTTCCAGAAGATATTGCTTGGTCTGTAACTGCCGAAAGACCTGCTGAATAGATGTGTTGTCTATCATAAAAAAAGCAGTTAATAGTTTTTGTAGAACACATCTTTATCAATTCATCCTTTGAATAGTTGTCGGATGTTATTTTTATAGCAATTCCAGGTTTTGTTAAAACTGAATTTATGCCTACTCTTATTTTATTTATTTCTTCATTATGAATAAAATCTGGAACATGAGTACCTTGTGGTATATTAAAGTGTATAAACGCTTTGTCGTAATCATTTTGAACTAGTTCTACAATTTTATGCCACTCTTTTCCATACGTGGCAAATCCAAAACTAAAAATTTGTGGTATATCATAATCTATTAGTGTTTTATCTGTATTTGATAAATCAAAATCTTCAAGTGGTCTACAAAATGCGTGTATATTTTCAGTTTCGTTGATTGTTGGATCTAAAACAACGTAATGAGAAAAATAATCTGGACTACACGAAATTGGATTTTGAGAAAAAGAAACTTCTGTCACTATGCAAAAAGTTGGTTTACTGAATTTGCGAATTATGTCCTCATTCATCCAATTGTTTACTGTAAAATGTTGATTAAAAATGGCAAAATCGCACGACATATCTAAGCATTCTTCTTCAGAATATTCTAAAGTATAATTTTTGCTAAGTTTTAAAGCATTATAACACATTTTTCCTGATTCCCATATACTACAAAGGGATTGTTTAGAATTATAAAATACTCCTCGCATTTTCTATAATTTAAATACTTATTTATATATTTAAATACTTATTTATATATTTAAATACTTATTTATATATTTAAATACTTATTTATATATTTAAATACTTATTTATATATTTAAATTAGTTTTATAATTTATCTTCATTTACACTGTTACAGATTGTGAATAGATTCATGAATATAATCGTCGTCTACATTATTTTCTCTATAAAAAATATATCCTTTGCTTTCCAATAATTCTCTAATTTTTTTTCTATTTGTATCTATAAAATTATGTTCAACGCAGATATAGCCAAATAAATATTTATCAAAATCATGAGCATTTAATATATCAAATTCCGAACCTTCTGTGTCTATTGATAAAAATTCAATGAATTTTGGGGCATTAAATTTTTCTAAAATAGTTGATAGTTTTTTGGTTTTTACCTGAATAGTGTTTTTATGAAGTATATGAGTGTGTGAATTAGTATCAACAAATCCTGAACACCCTCCATCATCATCATCAATAAAATTCATTATTTTGTCATCTTCAGAATAAACAGCATAACTACATACGTTTGAATGCGGTCGGTTTTTTATTAATTTATTAAAATGTGTGGGGTTACATTCAATAGATATTCCTTTCCATTTATATTTGTATTCTAATAAATATGTGTTTGACATAAATAATCCATCATATGCACCTACTTCTACAAAATATCCATTTTCTTTGTGTTTATAAATATTTTCAATTAAATTTAAGTCTTGACCAAATTGCGATTTACAATAACTATCCATATACTATATAATCCTAATTAAAAATTTTAATTTAAACTTATTACCTCTTTAACAATAAAAAGAACTTTAATGTTATAGAGACAATTCGCCTAAAATTTTTTCAATAGAATTCAACGGACTCCATCCAAGTTTCTTCAATTTTATAGCTTCACCTCTAATATTTGTTGGAGTTGAATCAAAACCTAATTGCTTGTCTTGAATTTGTAAAACTTCCAAACCAGATGCCTTATCAACCAAGCAACTGTCCTTTCTTTCTAATTCTATTCCGGAAAGAGAATATAATTTTATCACTAAGTCATAGACTTTGTGACTTTCATTATTGCAAATTAAATAAGAATCTCCAGATTCTTGAGACACAATCGTATGAATTGCATTGGCTACATCGGAAGCGTGTAAAATATTTCTATAAGAGTCTAGATTTCCTACTTGAAGAATGGTTTTATTTCCATCTTTCCATTCTCTAATATGATTAGCAACCTTGCTCAATAAAAATTGGGAACTTTTTAACGGCGATTCTGTTGTAAAAATGACTCCATTTGAAAATGGTAAATTATATGTCTTTCTATAAAACTCAACAATATTGTGTCCCATTGTTTTTGCTATAGAATAAGGATGTAAATGAAACATATTATAGTCATCTTCTTTTACTTCATAGTCAATGTGTCCTTTATATATTTCACTGCTTGATGCATTAAATAACTTTGTGCTCCATCCTTTTCGGTGTATGATATCACACAATGATGCTGCAAGAAACCCGTTGCACTGAATTGTTTCAACTGGATTTTTAATAGCATAATGAGAACTTGAAATAGACGCAAGGTGAATTAAAACGTCAGGTTTAATAATAGATAGAGTGTGTTCTAAAACATTGGAATCATTCATGTCAAAATAAAACTTGGTTATATTTCTCTCATACTTGGGCTCAGCAGAACGAGAAAAACCGTAGACATTATAATCTGTAAATTTTTCTTTTACATAATTTGCTATCATGCCATCGCACCCAGTAACTAATAGTTTAGGTTTGGTTCCAATAATCTCAAAATTTGGAAAAGGGAAAACAAATTGACCACCCGCGTCCAAAAATTCTTTTTCACGAACAAGAATTTCTTCTCTAAAATGCCAAGGCAAAACTAATAAATAATCAGGTGGATTTTCTCTCATTGTTTCTTCACCAATAATCTCAATCCCAGTATTTGTCATTTTGCCTATTTTTTTGGGATTTCTTTCTACAGCATATTTCATGTCATTTTCGCCCAAATTTGCGTATTGCAAAAGACAATTTCCTTTTGTTGATGCACCATAAACATACATTTTTTTACCATTTTTATTTACTGTGTCAACAAAGTCCCGCAATCTTTTTACCTCAATGTCACAATTTGACATGAATTTTTCATAAACATCATCATTTAACAAACCAATAGAAATCTCTTCATTTAAAATTTTATTAATCAACTCGCAGTTTTCATTGTGTAAAGTAGAAGTTTTCTTTGCAAAATAAACTCTAAAACTTCCACCATTGCAACTGTTAAACTTTACGTCAATAATTTTTAAATTAGCTCTATTAGCAATTTCTTTTATTTGATGCAATGAATAATATTCTAAATGTTCGTGACAAATTGTATCAATGCTATTAGTCTTTAACATAGTTGGCATATAACTTTGTTCACATGTCCATATTCCATCGTCTTGTAAAATGGAATATATATCTTTTGCAAATTGAACAGGATCAGGCAAATCATAAAACATTGAAATTGACGACACCATTTTACATTTAAGATCTCCGTAAACTTTTGTAAAATTATCAAATGTAAAATAATTAGGGATTAATTCTACATCACCGTAATATTCTTTAAACTGTTTCCCAGTTGGGTCTACTCCAATCCTTTTAAGTTTATTTGAATAGTATTGCAACATTGTTGAATCATTACTTCCAATATCTACAATTGCGTCACCATCTTGTAAATTTGCTATGGATAAAATTTCTACTTGATAATTTTTTAAATGTTCTCTCATTGTATTACTAATTCCAGAACGATAACCATACTCATATTCATATAATTCGGATGAAAATGTTGTTTGCAATAACTGCAACAATCTGCAATCTTTGCATAAACATAAATCTATAGGGGTTTTGGGAGTAGAAAAATCTCCATATTTAGGAAAACGAGAAGTTATGTATTGTTCTCCTAAAGATATTACAATTTTTAGATCGCGAGAGCCACAAATGCGACAAATTTCAATATTTGACACGCAAGTCATTTTATAATATTTTAATTTTTATCTATTTAATATTTAATTGCATTAAATAATTAAAATAAAAATACTATTATTATTAAATGACTGACAAGCAACCACCTAAACGTATTTTTATTGTTCCTTATAGAGATCGCATTCAACAAAAGTTTTTCTTCTGTAAGCAAATGGAATTCATCCTTGAAGGGCAAGACGACTATGAAATTCTCTTTGTTCACCAGTGTGACGCCAGAAATTTTAATCGTGGAGCCATGAAGAATATTGGATTTTTAGCAATCAAGGAAAAGTATCCGGATTCTTACCAAGACATGTCTTTTATTTTCAACGACGTAGACACCTTACCATTTCACAAGCTGTTTGATTATGAAACTACTCAAGGAGTTGTCAAGCATCACTACGGTTTTGAAACGGCTTTAGGAGGAATTGTTGTTATTAAGGGTTCCGATTTTGACCTTATTAATGGTTATCCAAATTACTGGGGTTGGGGTATGGAAGATGCCTGTTTACAAAAGCGCTGCTTTGCATTTGGTATTCAAATTGACCGCAGCAATTTTTACAATATTGGCAGTCCTGAAATCCTCCAATTATTTGACGGAGTCTCTCGCCTTGTCTCCAGAAAGGACCCTCAACGCATGAAAACTGATAATGGCCAAGACGGATTAAGAACCATTCATAAGTTGGTTTTTAGCGTTGACGCTGAATCATTGAATCCTAATGACAATATTTTTATAGTAGAGAGCGAGAGAACGTTTGTAGTCAACGTTACGTCTTTTATGACATCAATAAGATTTGAAGCAGATACTTATCATGAATATGACTTGAGAGAACCAGTTAGCAAAGTGGTTTTCCCTGACTGTGAAACTACCGACCGAACTGCTATACCCACAGAAGAATGGTCCAATATCCCTTATCACCCTTCAGATGAAGAGAGAAATCCAGAGCAGCAAATACAAGAGCAACAAAAACTCGCATTCCAACAACAGCAACAACTTCAAATAATTCAACAGATTGCATTACAACAACAATTTTTAAGACAGCAAGCTCTCACAAAAGTCAATATTTTCTCTCCAGAATACGCGCGTCTAGCTGGTGTTAAGCCTCGCGCAACTACTAGTGCAAATATTGGTTTAGGTGGTGTTCGTCGTTAAACTTCCTGTATATTTTATTTTTGCCTTTATTTTTCAATTACTTTTTCTCTCTTGAACTTAATGAACCAAAGTCAAATTGTCAAGGAACTTAAGGATGTAACCTTTGAGAAAGCCATTAAGGATTGGTATGAAATCAAGAGTAAAACCGCAGAAGAAATTGAAAATATTAATGGTAGAAGTCGTCTTGGTTGCAATCTAATAGACTATTATTTCTTTGAACAGCGAATAGAAACGATTGGTAACAAAGGTATTAATTTTTTCAAATTCGTTGAAGAAATTGAATTCTATAAGACCAAAAAATACATTCAAACGTTGCTTACTTATTGTGATAATAATAATCGCTATAAAGATAGCCTTATAAAAAAGTATTATTATTGTTATGGATTATGCTTTGGTCGCATCAATGCATTTAAAATAACCAACGCGTTACAGATTTACAATACTTATCAACCAGTAACTGCAGTTTTGGACCCATTTTGCGGATTTGGTGGCAGACTTGTTGCTGCAATGATGCAGAACATAAATTACATCGGAATTGATTTGAACAAGGATTTGCAGCCAGGATATAACAAACTTCTCAATGATTTTAGAGAGAAAACTTCATCAAAAGTTGAACTATTATTTCAAGATTCAAATTCAGTGGACTATAGCAACTACAAATACGATATGGTTTTTACGTCTCCTCCTTATGAAAACATAGAAATATATAAACATATGGAGAGAAAAAGTATTCAAGAATGGACCAAGTTCTATAAAGAAGTATTTCAAAAATTGTGGGACAACATGCAACCTATGGGAACATACATCATCAATATCAATGAAAGCATATATATAAAGATTTTAGAGCCCTTATTTGGACCAGCGTTAGAAACTATTTTATTGAAAAAATCCAGCAAAAATGACTATAAAGAATACATTTATATTTGGAAGAAAGTGAATTAAATACTAATAAATATATTATTATTATTTAACTGATGCTGAAACAAGAAGATAACAATCTTACAAGCATTGCAGACATTAAACACGCTGTTTACATTAATTTGGAACACAGGACGGATAGGAAGGTTCACGTTGAGAGACAACTTGCATCTATTGGAATTAATTCACCAACACGTTTTAATGCAATTAAATTACCAAATGGTGCAATTGGGTGCAGTATGAGTCATTTAAAATGTTTACAATTAGCAAAGGAACAAGGGTGGCCACATTTATTATTATGCGAAGATGACATTGAATTCTTAGACCCGGCGCTATTTGTAAAACAGTTAAATGGATTTTTGAATAACCACGAAGAAGACGACACATGGGATGTTCTTTTAATTGCAGGCAATAATATGCCTCCTTATGGTTTGGAAGACGATTATTCTGTCCGTATTTTTCAATGTCAAACAACAACTGGTTATCTAATAAAACAACATTATTATGATAAGTTAATTAATAACATTAAAGAAGGTCTTCAAAAACTAATGCGAGAGCCTCATAATCACCGTTTATATGCCATTGATAAGTATTGGTTTAATCTTCAACAAGAAGATTACTGGTTTTTAATCACTCCTCTAACAGTTGTACAGAGAGAAGATTATAGTGATATTGAAAAACGCAGAACAAATTATAAGAAACCTATGACGGATTTAGATAAGAAGAGCTATTTTAGAACTGTTCCTCAAGCACCTTGAGCAGACAATAAGCAAAAATACAACAGTGTAAAAAATAGAGGGATATTTGTATCACTAACAACTTTTTCAATGTTCTCCCTTGTATAACCTTCACCTTTCAACTTAAATAAATTAAACGTTAGTGGACTGCAAATAAGAGCCAAAAATATGCCACTATTAAAATTGGTTAAATAAAACAAAGACAACGTATTTGACATGATATTCAAGTTGGCAATTATTTTAGCGCACAACCATGCAATATCTTTTCCGAATAGAACTGGAATGGTAACAATACCATGCTTTTTGTCGCCTTCATAATCTCTTATATCAAGCAGTATCTCGTTACTCAATGAACCATAAAATACAAGACTAAGCGCAATAGCAAGAAACCCAAAATTTTTGTTTTGAGTCATTACGATAGTTGAAGACGACAGTCCAGAGAAAAATACAGTAAATGAAACCAAAAAAGCACACGAGAGGTTTTTAATGAATGGTAGTCTTTTGAAAACCGGCGTATACAAAGCAACGTTTATTATAGCAAAATGAGTAATTAATTGCAAGTTTTCTGGCAAAAAACGCAGGCTCAGGGTCTCGGCGCTTCCAACCAATAACAGACTCAATGAAACCGCTTCATATATTTTTACCTGTCCGGACGCAATAGGTCTGGAAGGATTATTCACTTTATCTATTTTGTAATCATATACATCATTGATAACCATGCTGCCCATGAGCACCAAAATTGTATTTATAGTTGCCACAATAAAAGATGTAGAATGTATCAAATTATTGAATGAAGGATTCATAATCCAACCACCAGAAAAGTTTAAAAGAAGCGTGGGAAAAATACTTTTTGGCCGAATTAATTTAACAAGCCCATTAATTTTATTTTTGAAAGGACCAACGGATTTAGTTGGCTCAGTTGGCGTAAATTTCACGAGAGAACTCCGAGGTTTTTTGCAATTATTGACTTTAACAAAAGCTTTAACTTTAAAAATACCTAGCAATCCCAGAGCAAATTTTAAGACGCAAAATAGATTCATCAATTTACTGTATTAATTGTATTTAACCCTTTATATATTTATATATTTTATATCAAATTAAATCATATTAAATATATAACAATAATATATATAACATCATGTCATTATTGTCTAAATTATTACATTTTGTTTTAATTGCATCAAGAAAGCATGGGATTGATGATTCACATGGTTTGTCGCATAGTATGAATGTTTTAGTTTATGCTAATAAAATATATGAGCACTCAGTTGTTAATCATCCAATCTTAAAGAAAGATGAGAAATTGATTTATGTTTCAGCAATTCTTCACGACATGTGTGATAAAAAGTATATGAATGAAAAAGATGGAATTAGAGAAATTGAAGATTTCTTACAAGATAACAATGCATTAAACCCAACGGAGATAAATATATCAAAACAAATCATGTCAACAATGTCTTATTCCAAAGTGAAGGCTGACGGTTTCCCAATTCTTGGAGGTTATCAAAAGGCTTACCATGTCGTGAGAGAAGCCGACCTTCTAACAGCGTATGATTTTGACAGATGTATGGTTTATAAAATGAATAAAAATGGTGGAAACTTTGACCAGGCATTTAATGATGCGGAAGAATTGTTTAACAATCGCGTTTTAAAGCACAATGACCATGGGTTATTTTTATTTGATTATTCAAAGAAGGAGTCACTAATTTTACATAATGATGCATTAAACCGAATTGCGTCTTGGAGAAATATTGTTGGAAAGCCATTCTTGCATTAATGAAAAAATGTGTAAAAAATTATATATTATAATTCTCTCTCTGTATAATATATAATGCCACGAAAATCGCGTTCAGCTCGTTGCAAATCTAAGCGATATACAAAACGTTGCAATAAGACTCGTAGACAAAAGCGAATGTTAGGAGGCTGAGGTCCACCAAAGCTACCTGATTATCAGATAGCGGCTCCCACAATGCCTTCTTTAAATTAAAAATTATATATTATTTCTGGAATGACGCGTAAAAAATATAGGAAAATGCCGAAAATAGAAATAAATATAGTTTTTGTCTACTTTAACCAAGAAAGTTATTTAACTCCATATCCTTGAAATAATCGTCACTTTGAACCGGAATCATAACCTTTTTGAATATAGGATTCAAATTTAGACCAATAGCATAGTCTTCCAAGTATTCTTTTTCAATATTTTCTCTCTTTGAAACTAAATTTGTAACTGCCTCTGGAGAGAGAAAGTAGAATCTGCCGCTGCAATATTCGGTTTTTTGTATAATCATATCTTGTGGTAACTCTGGATGAATCTGAAAATATTGCGATAAATAAGGAATCTGCACATCTACAACTTGACCACCATAATGTGCCTTCATCTTTGTTGGTTTTCTTACAAGTTTATCTATAATCATGTCAAAAAATCCAGGGTCTTGTAAAATTTGGTCATCATCCGTTTTAAAAACATACTTGAATTTAAATGTTTTGCGAACTGCGTATAATGCAGCTACAACCTTTTTTGGTAATGAATTATAGTCGTCCAAAGTCTTTACCCATAGGATTCTCTCTTGATTATCAAATTCATATGGAGATTCTAAACTAGGATTTCCAATAACGTGATAGTATGACACGAATTCTGGCAATTCTTGCAACCAGCTGGCTTTTTGAATCAATGCCTTCTCTCTGTATTTCATGCAATTCATAATAAGCAAAACATAGTCTTGTTCTAACTTTTGAATTTCCATATTTATCTTATATTGTTTATAAAATAAATTACTTTTAACTTATTTACTCATCAGATGATATTTTTGTCCATTTTTCAGGGAATAAATCGCTCGTGTCATTTATAGAAGCAAGTTTGGGTCCAAACCAAACGTCAGGATAACAAACAATTTTATCTTCGCGTGAGTTGAAATATGCTCCCCACCAACTAAAGGTACTATTGGCAATAATATTATCACGACACAAGCTCATCATTAACATTTGAACCCAATCAAAATTGTCGTGGTCTATCATGACGAACGTGCATTCTGTGAATTTTTCTTTAAGTTGTTTTATAATTAATAAAACGTCGTCTACGTCTGACTTCTCGCAGAAATACAAGATTTTCAATTTATCGTTTTCTCTTGCATTTATAATGTGCTGAATACTATTTTTATAATATGAATATTTTATAATTGGATGGCAGTCTTGTAAATATTTGTAGTCGCCCAAGCGAAAATGCATACTAACTATATTATCATAGTTATCATTGAACATGGATTTAACTGCAGCTTTTTGCTCCTCAAGTCGGATTAATCTTGACAATGTACTCCAATGTTCTTCAAAATACTTGTGGCTTTGAAAATATCCTTTTAACGTTGAATCCTCACCTTCAGCTGGGTCTTGTATTAATTGAAATCTAAACCCAGTTTCGTTAATTACTGTCATTGTTGGACGCTGTTTCATAGTAAAGACCTTTAAAGGATTTAAAAAAGTATTCCAATAAGTGGGTCGGTTAACTAAAAAATCCTTGTATAAAAACTTAAAAGGCTGCCTGTGCTTCATTGCGTAACAAATTGTCGCAAAAATCTGAAACAGTTGATTACCCAATCCTCCCATTAATTCACAAGAGATCATTATTGATTTATATATGAATTAATGTTTATTTTTTATGTTATTTGAACACAAAAATCTTATTTTTTGTTCATTACAATGAGCGTTTTACATGAGAAAAACAAAATTATATGGCCTAGCTTATTCACTACTAAAATAAGCACCCTTCCCCATCCCAAAATCTGTTAAACGAGTAATAATTTCGTGATTCTTTTCATTCATCTCTTTAACCAAATCTTTAATTGAAATCATACCAATAAATTCCTCATTATTATCATCAATGACAAGCAAGTGACGAATGTCCTTGAACATCATCTTATTCATACACATTGTCAACGTATCACTCTTCTTTGCAATAATTGTATTTGGACCATAAGTGCATATTTCCTTTACCTTTACTGTATCACTATTCTTTCTCAATGACGCAACCTTTGTAATAAAATCGCGCTCAGAGCAAACTCCAACAACTTTATTACTGTTATCGGTAACTGCAAGACAACCAATGTTAAAAGCTGTAAAACGATTTACAGCTTCTTGCACTGAGCTATCTTCGTTAATCTTGAAATTAATCTTATAATAACAACTTTTCTTGAAAACATCAATTGCCGAAACAGGCGTTGTAATGGAAGAAAACTTGCGATGAAATGCTCTAGACAACATTATACATCTTTATTATAATTTCGTTTTAAGCGTTTTTTATAATGTTTTTTTCTGACGTCATCGTTTTTAAAAATCAGCATTAAATTCAAATACATCATTTGCCTTTGTCTTCTCTGCCAATGAGTAACTGTCGACGCGCTTCTCAAAAAAATTTGTTTTAGATTCCAATGAAATAAGTTCCATAAAGTCAAATGGATTTACAACATTATAAATCTTGTCGTATCCAAGTTGTAAACACAATCTATCTGCAACAAATTGAATGTATTTTGTCATCAATTCAGAATTCATTCCAATCAACCTGCATGGAAGAGCTTCACAAATAAATTCTGTTTCAATAACAACAGCTTCTTTAATGATTTCATGAATTCTTGCTTTTGTCATTCTTTTTTGAAGTTTGTTATATAATAGAACTGCAAACTCTGTATGAAGAGCTTCGTCACGTGAAATTAACTCGTTTGAAAATGTAAGTCCTGGCATTAATCCGCGCTTCTTCAACCAATAAATGCTGCAAAATGCACCACTAAAAAATATACCTTCTACGCAGGCAAACGCCACCAATCGTGTGGCAAAACTACTGCGATTATCATGCATCCATTTTTGTGCCCAGTCTGACTTCTTTTTAATGCATGGAAAATTATCTATTGCATGAAATAGTCTGTTTTTTTCTTCAGTATTTTTTATATAAGACTCAATGAGAAGTGAATACGTCTCTGAATGGATGTTTTCGATAGCAATTTGAAATCCGTAAAACGCTCTAGCCTCAGAAAGTTGAACATCGTTCATAAATCGTGCTGCCAAGTTCTCCAAAACAATTCCATCACTTGCTGCAAAAAACGCCAAAATCATAGAAATAAAATATCTTTCATCGTTTTCAAGAGCATCCCAATGTGCCGGATCTTTGGATAAATCAATTTCTTCGGCACGCCAAAAACAATCCACTTGTTTTTTATACATTTTCCATATGCTTTGGTCTTGAATTGGGAACATAACAAACCTGTTATCATCACGCGCGAGTAGAGGTTCTAAATTGTTCTTGGACATCCTAAATAATATATAGTGAAGATTTTATATTTTAATCGTTAAGTCTTAAAAATAATTTTTATTTTAGAATATTTTAGAAAATTAAAATCCATTTATAGTCTAAGTGAACATGCAAGTATACGAATTATCATTAGCTGATAGAGACAACTATTTGACGCAAATTGAACAACAAATAAAAGCAAAACGCAATTTGTTGATTGAAAAGAGAAAAACTTTAGAAGGGTCAATAAATCAGAATCGTTTTTTAGAAGGTGTGCGAAATGATTATCAGAAATATCACAACTATATTATTAAACAAAATCGGGAACAAATGCGAGCAATGAATATATTAAATCAATATTTGGGTGATATTATGGTAAGCGGTAAATTGACAGAAAAAGATATTCATAATACTAGGAGAGAACAAGGCGAAATATTAGAAGAAATGGATAAACTTAAGAGTGATTTAGATGAAATTATTAAACAATAATCAAAATAAATAATTTATACGCGTAATATATATAAAAATATGGCGGCTCAAGATTGTATTCCAGCAGATCAATTACAAAGATTACACGACTTTGTAGGCAGAATTGGAGAATTAAATACTAGAATTGCCGGTGAAAGAACCGCAAATGAAACTTTTAGAGATGCAATTAGAACAAAAATTCAAGCGTTAACTGCAAGAATAGCAGAAATAGCTCCAAGAATACAACAACTTACTCAAGCAGCAGAAGATGCAAGACAACGAGTAACAGATTTAACTACCGAAAGAGACCAAATCGCGAGACAACTGACTGATGCTCAAGCTGCTTTAGAAGGAGCGCAAAGGGAAAGAGATGCTGCTAATGCACAAATTGCCGATTTAACTCAACGATTGGCTGATGCTGGCGCGCAAACTCAACAATTGACGGATCAATTGCGACAAGCTCAAGATGCATTGGCTGCTGCTAATGCTAATGCTGCGCATTGTCAAGAACAGATTAACCGTCTGCTTCAAGAAATTAATGATATTGACCAGGCTATTACTGCAAACAATGGAACAATAGATGGTTTACACGATACTGCTGCTGCAACTTATGAAGAAATAAATACAGCATTAGATGACCTACAACGTCAATTAAATGATGCTGTTCCTACTGCCGGAACTGGTTCTGGCACTGGTGGTGTTGGTGGACCTGGTGGTGTTGGTGGACCTGGTGGTGCTGGTGGTGTTGGTGGTAATGATGAAGATGAAGATGATGATGAAAATGGTGGTAGTGGCAATACAGGAGGTATGCAACAACAGACTACTACTGGCGGTGCTGAAGATTTTCCATCCTCTATGGGGCAATCAATGTCAAGAAGAGAAATGAGCCAGACCGCTCAAAGAAATCTAACTCAACGACCTGCTTGGAGACCAGCTGGTCCTGTAAATGGCACTACTATTGGAAGGAGTCGTGGACGTGTACGTGGTGGAGGAAGTAAAACCAGAAGACACAAGGCTAAACGTGGAAAAAAGACAAGAAAGGGCAAAAAGGCCAAGAAGAGCCAACGTGGAGGTTACCGAGCTGTTTATAAAAATACTCGTAGACGTTCTACGCGCAAAACTATATCCAGTTCCAGTAATTAATTACCGCCAAAACATTCCAACAGTTGAAGGAAAATATCTGCATTCACATGGCCATTTTCCATGGACTTCTCTAAAATGAAGCGACATTGGACTCATGCGCTTATTAATAACATCTCTTCTTTGGTTGAGAAGACGTCGCCAAGCGCGCTGCACAACTTTAAGCCATATGGTTTTAATAATAGCAACACATTCTCCGCTAGGCAAATTTAAAACCTCAGCTAATTGCGGTTGAATATAATCATTTTTAGAGATTATTTGTCTATAATTTCTAATAATATCATGCTTTCTAGTTGGGTTTTTAACATAGTTTATATAATATGCGGAATGCAAATCAACAATGTCTCTAATATGACATTCATTATTATCATAAAACTCGTCCATTTCATAATCATCGTCATCTAACTCGCTTTCTGTTTCACGTTCGTCAAATATGCTTCTATTTCTTGAAACGTGCATGCATAAATAATGTCCCTTGACGTCGTCATAGCTATTCTTGTCGTAACCATGTATAAACTTGTTATACATTTCACAAACCACTAAATTGAATTTTCCACGAGACAATTCATTGTTGTTCATTTTAATATTTATAATTAAAAAATTAATAATAGATTCTATCAATTTTTTTATCAAAGTTTATATATATAATGAAAGTGCCAAGCTCAGTCTCCAAATTATTAGAGAATAAATACGTTTTATACATTGTTTTCTTTTTAGCAGTAACAAACGTTTTTGGTTATTTAGTTACTGGAAATTATAAAGCAATTGCTTTATTTGTTTTGATTGGATATTTAGTGTTCTGTTTCAATAAAAATATGATTGTTGTTTTATTAACTCCCCTTGTTTTAACAAGCATATTTATGTCCAGTGGTATTATCAAAGAAGGAGTAGAAAACATGATGGATAGTGAAAAAAAACCTGAAGTAGATTCTTCAAAATCAAAACAGACTTCCAAAAAGAACATTGACTCAAATAACATAAAACCACAAAAGGACAAAAACGCACCTATAAAACCCGACTCAAATAAAGAAGTAGTAATTGGTGATATGGACAAAGATATAGACATTCCAACTGAAGACGCGGTTGGAAAAACTGAAGAGCCTGCTGGGCACATCCCAGAAACTGCTGAATCAGGTATGACAACCATGTATAAGAAAGGAAATAGAATTGATTATGCTTCAACTGTGGAAGATGCATATGGTGATTTAAATAAACTATTAGGCAGTGATGGAATCAAGCGTCTAACTGATGACACTCAAAAGTTAATGGGTCAGCAAATGCAATTGGCAGAGGCAATGAAAAGTATGACTCCTCTTTTATCCCAAGCCAAAAGCTTAATGGCCGGTTTTGATATGAAACAGTTTGGTGACATTACTGCAATGGCCAAACAATTTGGTGCTGCTAAATAAACAATACAATAATTTAAATTCGTCTTGATATTAAATATAAAATTTTATTCTATATTTAATATATATGGTAAAAAAACAAAATAATACGAAAAATCGCAATACAAGAAGAAAACTTAATGGCGGATTGAAAATAAAAACTAAAGGATTAACTAGTTGGCAAGCAATTGTGAGAATGCTAAATGTTCCACACGCACGTTTAACAAAAATTGCTTACAGTTCATTAAAAGGATTTATATTTAGACTAGACGTTCCACCCATGCCAGAAAACTCAGAGTTTTATGGATTAAACAAGGCTTGCACCGATTACACAAACCCGGTATATAGTTTAATTTTTAAATTTGCAATATTTGGCGAAGATGCAACTGACATTGAATTACCTCCACTAATAATTCCAGGAGACAAGGACGATAATGGAGTTCTTTTAAAACGCAAAGGGCGTGCAAAAGAAACAGAAGACCCCGAAAGTTTTAAAAAAGAAGCCAAATTACAACAAGCAATTTACAGAAAAACTGTGCCTCCAAATGGAAAACCTATTTGCCTTGCTGTCGTAGATTTTTCAACTTTTGACCAGCCATCATCAGTTATGCTCTTAAGAAAACTTTTAACATTGGCTGCAGCAGATGATGTAGCTTCTCGTATGTTAAATTATTTGATTTCTAATGTTACACCTGGAAGACGCCTTGGTTTGTTAACTATGGAACTTGCAAATCCTGATTTTAGAGAATTAAATTTTGTTCCAGAACCAGCAAAGGACCTTGACTCTCTCTATGCTTTGGCTCAACTTATTATTCTGTTTGTTAAACTACACATATTAAACTATGATTGTCACGATAAAAACGTTTTAGCAAGTCGGGCACCCCCCGAGGCTGCTGGTGATAGAGCAGTATTAATAGATTTTGGTAGAACGTTGAATTTTAACGAAGAGGACCCATTTCCTGTACTTAGCGCGGCGGAATATTCAGACCCAGTTGAAAGAGCTCAATATATGCAAGATGATAGAACTAATGTGCAGGAACTTTATGGAAAATTCAGTGGAGGTGGTGACATGCAAACTAATTATGCCAAAATAGTTGCATCCGTTCCAGACATTACAAGCTTATATCCACGTACAATACGTGGTTCTACAAAAGACCCAATTATAAAAGAACAAATGGAAGAAGAAGTAATAAGAAAAATGAACAACATAATAAAATTTATGGCTTGCGTTGATTATGCTACTAATAATACTTATTTTGTCATGACTCATGGAGGACCGCAAATGATTGATCTTTTAAGTTTTTTATATGGACCCGGGTTCAGTGTTAACTGGGGGTCACCCGTTGATGGATATATTACCCAACCTCCTAGACCACCAGATTTTGAACTTACACCCCCGGTTAGAGCCAAGTATAGTCAAATATTAGATATTATAATGTATCTTACAAGTTCGTCAGGTGCATTTAATCGTGTAAGTGAGACAGCGATGACGTCAGGTGTTCTTGGAGAACGTTTATTTAAAATTGATGATGGTGAATCATACGATAGAAGCGGCGTCCCATTAGCAGGAGGTAAGCGTAAAACTAGAAGAATTAGAAAAACTAGAAAAAATACTACAAAGAAGAGTAGAAGAAGGCATTAAATAAGCGGTTTATATATTGTATTTGATTGTAATATAATATATACTTATATCAATGAGTAAAAAGTGTCCACCAGGAGTTATATGTCTAGAAAATGCAACCATGTTATTTTTAGTAATAATAATCGCGGTTGTATTTTACTTTGTTTTTAGAAGTTTAAACAATGACAATAATAGACACGATGATTATAAACCTAGTGAAAAAATAATAATTAAACAAGAGCAAAACTCTCCTTCAGGAGGATTCGGTTTTTTCACTCGTCCAAATTATGGTTACACAAATTTACCAGGCGATGTCCTTTTGAATCCGTATGTTCCACCATTAAGAGATGAGAGATATTTAGTGCCAAATATTACCTATACTCCTCCAGGAACAGTTCCTATTAACGTTTCCACAAACATTGGTGCGGTTGATACCACTTATCGTCAAATGGGAATTTTAACGCCGCTAAACGGCTCTGGAAAAATTTTGCCATTAATGGGCCGCCCATTATTTGTAAGTCGCTATAAATGGCAATATTACACAATGAGTGACCAGAACAATAGTGTCAAGTTGCCAATTGTTAGAAGCGGGCGCAGCTGCACAAATGAATATGGATGCGATGAATTATATAATGGTGACACTGTTTATGTAGAGGGTTACAACCAGGCGTTTAAAATAACTAAATACGACAATGACGTTATAAAATACATTCCTTTTATTTAATGCAACACGTAAATAAAAATGCAAATAATTGAGTTTATAATAAAATAAATATTTTTATATCTAACTTGTAATAAAAATATTTTTTATGACTCTGCTAAGGTTTCATTAGCATTTGCTACTGAATTAAAAGAATCTCTATTTAATCCCGATTCAGTTTCATTTCCAAATGATGAAGACTGTTGTTTTAATTTCTTTGCAATCTTTGTTGATATGTAATCAAGCAAATTCTCAAGTGATTCTACTACGATAGGCGGTGTGTTTTCCACTGGAGTAGCATCAACAGAAACTGGCTCAGCATCAAATTTAGGAGACTCTTCAGAACTAACATTATCATCGGAGCCAACGGCATTATCTAAACTGTTTGTCTCTATTTCAGATTCTGAAGACCCTTCTTCTGAAATTGGGGGAGGTAATTCTTGGTCGCTTCCCGAACCTTCTATTGTGTCAGATGATATTGGTTCTTCACTTGTTGTTGAGTCTACTAAAGGTTCTTCCAAGTTTTGCTCACCATCTTCTTCTAATGTGGGGTTTACTTCTTCTCCAATTGTTGGTCCTTCTTCTAATGTAGGTTTTACTTCTTCCAAGTTTTGCTGTCCTTCCTCTTCTAATGTAGGTTTTACTTCTTCCAAGTTTTGCTGTCCTTCCTCTTCTAATATGGGGTTTACTTCTTCCAAGTTTTGCTGTCCTTCTTCTAATGTGGGTTCTTGTTCTTCCAACGTGGTTTGAGCTGCTTGTTCTGAAGAAGGTGTTAAAGAAGTTTGTGTTATAGGGTAAGTTTGTGTTGTTTCTACTTCATTAGTCACAGGTTTAGCTTCTATTGGTTCAGTTTGACCACCTTTATATTTCTTAAGACTAGCATTATGAAGATTTACATGCTTCCTCTTTCTAAATGTTTTTGACTTGCGAGTTTTGCCTACCTTTTTGAATCGCTTTAAACTTTGCTTTTTCTTATTTTGAATCTTTGATAATTTTCCTTTTGTTAATTTCATTGCCTTATATAAATAAAATAATATTTTTATTTGTTTAGTTATATTAATGAGCACCCAAACTAATCAAAAAACAACACCCATGAATATTTCTCCACAAAATGTAGCAGGGACTTGTAACTATAAATGCGCTTTGTCATTTGATTACCCTGTTAGCAGCTGCACTGCAACAAACAGTGGAAACTATTTGACGTTATCTTATACAAACTCTACATCTCCAGTAACTTTTAATAAAATTAAATATAACCTAGCTGAAAGCTTTATATACAGCCCTTCATTACATTCCTTTAATAATATGCAAGCAGATGCCGAAATATGTATTGCGCATACTCCAACTGAGGGTGGAAATCAGCTTTATATTTGCATTCCAATATCAACAAATGGAACTTCTAATAACGCATCAAATATTTTAAGCGAGATTATTCAAGCCGTTTCAAATGGCGCACCATCTCAAGGTGGAAGTGTTACCCAAGGAATTAATGATTTTACTTTAAACGATTTCATTGCTATGAAAGAATTTTATAGTTATTCAGCTAGTGGAGTAGATTTTGTTGCTTTTGGCGCGCAAAATGCAATTTTTATATCTCAAGATAATTTGAATGCTTTGCAAAAGTTGATTAAACCTTTTAGTGGTGTTGCGTTCCCAAGCGGACCTAGTTTGTTTTTGAATACAGATGGTCCAACCAAAGGTCCTGGTGTAACAAGTGATAACATTTATATTGACTGTCAGCCTACAAACGCATCCGAGGAGGAAACCAATGAAGTTGTTAATTTAAAGGCTAATACAAGTTATGACGTTGGAACCAGTTTTACAGACATTCTCTCTAATCCAATTGTTTTAATGATTTTATTTGCTTTTGTGTTTGTCATTATAATAATGTTAATCCACAAAGGTCTAGTAGTTTTAACTGGTGGAAGCACTGAACCTTCTGCTTAAAATAATTTTACGAATAATTTGTTGTAAAATTATTTAATGTTTTTAATGTGCAATTTAGATAACACCTGCGTAGTCAATTGGAGCGGCATCATAAGTGTCATCTAAAACAGGGGAAAAGGTTGCGTCATAAGGACCACAATCGCTAGTTTCTCTAATAGGAGCCATCTTTTTGACAACTTCTTGTTCTAAAGTGTAAGGGAATTGATTCATGGCGCTTAATTCAGTCTCCTTCTTAACTTCAGTGGGAACATAATGGTCAAGCGCATATGTTCCCGTTGTCATAGAAGAACGTCTAATTAACTCAAAAGCAACAAGGAATCCAAGAACACCTAAAATAGGATTGGTAAATGAAAACAAAACAAGAGCAATAACAACGACAATGACTTTGCCAAAAACTGTGTCAAGAACTCCTGCGACAGAGTCAGGCATTTTGTAACCCATGATTAAATAAATAATAAACAATATACACAAGATTACTTGCCCCATATTTTCCTTTTTAAATAGGTCTGAAAAACTATCCATATATATCATAATTGTAGATTTTATTCTTCTAGTTATCTTTAAAAACATTAAAAAAATCATATAAAAATTGAGTAACAATAAATATAATAAATAATGAATAACCCAAATATGCTAAACACTTATCTCGGTCAAAAAGGCTATACTTTATTTAAAAAGGAATTGTCTCCGAAACAACATAAGTTTATTCAAACTGAATTAACTGCTAAACCATATACTCCTGGCACTCCTAGTGCAAATACTCAATCTACTACATTTCCTGTATATCGTGAATCCAGTAAAAAATATTATATGCCTAGGTATTTTGGTCAGGCTCATTTTGGACCAGCTAAAGAGTGTCGCATTCCAGAAGGTGTTGACATTGATATTAAGTTTGCAGGCGAATTGCGTGATAATCAAAAGCCTGTCGTAAAAACATATTTGGACCAAGTTCAAAAGAACGGTAATACTGGTGGTGGTCTTTTAGAGCTTCCATGTGCTTACGGAAAAACAACCATATCACTGCATATATGCTCACAACTTAAGAAGAAAACTTTAATAATTGTTCACAAGGAATTTCTTTTGAATCAGTGGGTAGAACGCATTCAACAGTTTCTTCCTGGGGCGCGCGTCGGCAGGATACAAGGTCAGATTGTTGATATTGAAGATAAAGATATTGTTATTGGAATGTTGCAATCGCTTTCCATGAAAGATTATCACGAATCCACGTTTCAAAGTTTTGGTCTAACTATTATTGATGAAGTGCATCACATTTCCAGCGAAGTATTCTCGTGCGCTCTTTTCAAGATAGTGACAAAATATACACTCGGATTATCAGCTACCATGAATCGCAAAGATGGAACTACCAAAGTATTCAAAATGTTTTTAGGCGAAGTTGTATTTAAAGGAAAGCGCGACGAGGAACACGATGTTGTTGTGAGAGCCATTGAATACGTTAGCAATGACCCAGAATTCAAGAAAGTGGCAACTGATTTCAGAGGAAATGTCCAATACAGCACAATGATTTCTAAGCTGTGTGTATTTAATCATAGGAGCGAGTTCATATTGCGCATCATTGGCGACATGTTGAAGGAAAATCCGGCGCAG